CCCAATTGGCGCTCGAGCTGGTAGCTGCGCCGAACGATCGACGTGCCGGACTCGTTCTTCAGAACGCGGCCGAGATAGACGCGGATCGTCTTGACTCCGCCATTGTCGATCAGCATGACGCCCTGCGTCTTGTCGAACTCCATGGCATGAATGACGACGGACCGGACGCGGGCATATCCATTGTTTCCAGCCACTGCGAAATTTTCCAGAGCCGCATCACCACCGATATAGACCCACTCTCCCGGAATCACGCCCAATTGAGTCAGGTCCTTGGCAATGGTCACCAGTTTCGGATAGGCGCCAGAGACGTCAATCGAACAATCACCGGCCGCGAACTCGTGCCCGACACGAGAAATGGTTCCGGTCTGGACCGCGGCCTTAGTAAGGGCAGTCGTCACAATGACTGACGCCGCTCCGCTGGACACCACGACCTTGAGACCATTGTTACCGGAATCGGAGAATCCCTTGGCCCAAAGGAGGTCCTTGGCATAGAAGGCGGTGCCGCCGGCAGCCGGCTCGTAGTCCTCGTCCCCGCCGGCCTGCTTCACGCTGGCGATGGCCAACTCGGCCTTCCGCCGCATATCTGCGAAGAAGAATCCCTGGAGCAGTTCCTGGACGTTGTCCTGGGTCAGGTCGATTCCGAACCCGCCAGAGGCGTCGAGGTCAACGGTGGTGCCCTTCTTCTTCTGCCGAGACAGGCTGATCGGGCGCCGGGCGACGGTCTTGATCGATCCACCGAAGTCCGCGAAGCCGTTCGGGTCGAGCGTATAGAAGAACGGACCACCGGGAAGGACCCCGATGCTCGTCTCCTCCGCCCAGGCGAGTCCGACCGAGTTGCTATCCTGCTTCAACGCTGGCGTAACCATCGAACTGTCTCCTTAAACCAACTCGTCGTACTCGAAATCAGCCACGACGTCCCACTGAAACCAAGGACCGTCGAGTCCTACCTCAATGGCCCGCACATTCCGGAACCGGACGCCGCCAGGAGTCACTTGCCCCTGGAGGGACTGCTTCGCCACGTCGGCAAGCAACGCCCCGAACGTCTGGGTAGTCGGCACTCGTACCGATAGTTCAACCTTACCACTTCTCTTGAAGAGTCGGATCCCTGTGTCGTTCGCCAGAGAGATCTGCGAGGCGTCATCGAGTCGGGATCGCGCCTCAACCCATGTCACATCAGGAAGCGGGCGCGTGATGCTCCGTTCACCATCGTACCTGACCGGCGGAATCGTCCCGCCGGTGATTGACGGGGTGTACGTGTCCCAGGCCGTCTTGAATCCGGCGTAGACCTCAGTCAGCAAGATCATGATTCCTCCCACCGGAATTCGGCGAGCACGTTCCAGTGGTACCAGGCATCGTCCGCCCCAACCTCGACAACCTTCACGTCCCGGAACCAGACACCTCCGGGGGTACACTGGCCCTCGAAGGCGTCCCTCGCGACCTCGGCCCGCGTCTGGCCGTCGTCCCGATCAATGCCGTAGACCGCGATCGTCACGATGCCCGTGTGCTCGAAGTGGGACGGTTGGAAGGTCACCCGTCGTCCGCTGACGTGGCGGATCACCACCTGCGCCCAAGGGTGCCCAGGGAGCGGCCTGGCGGGGTCCGGGAGGCCGTCGAAGTAAACCACGGGTGGAATTGCTTGCAGGGACCAGGCCGTGAAGAAGGCGGTCAGGACCTCGTCCTTGGCCTGGTCCAGTGTCGTCACGACCGCACCTTGACCTCATAGATGATCGCCTGACCAGACGGATCGAGCGGTCCGTTCTCAACGATCGCGTACCGGCGACCATCGGCCCGCACGAGGTGGTCGGTAGACGGATCCGGAACCACGGTCAAGTCCAGCGCCGCGAGCAGCGCGAAAACCTCTCCCTGTTTGACCAACGACTCCCGCCGAAGGATCGACTCGTTGAGCCAGACGGAGTGGACGAGGTAGGTGGTCACGACAGCCGTCCCGGGGATCCACGGCTTCGTGGGGTCACTTGGGACCCCGTTCACCGTCCGGATGAGCGTCGACTCTTCTCCGAACTTTTCGAGAAGGCGATGTGCCGTGGCGATGATTGCGGTGTAGTTGGCCACATCAGCTCCTCACAATTTCAAATCCACCAGTAACAGTGAGAGAACGGATCTTCGAATCGGCCTTCGGATATTTCGGAAATTTGAAAGCAGCTCCGGCAGCGTATCCGGTCTCCTCTTGAATGGGACCCACCACGGTCCGCTTCGATAGGACCGCTCGCCCAGTGGCATCCAGAGTCGGAGCCGGGTTCAGTTCGGCAGTCAGGGCGAGATAGGCATACTCACAGCATGCCTCCTTGACCTCATTCGGAATCCCACTCCGGAGAACGTCATCATCGTCGTAGGCATTGCCCCGAGGCCATTTGGTGAATTGCGTCAGGCTGGCCTGCGTGCCGATGAATTGGAAACGCCCGTCCATGTAATCCGTGGCCCGGACAAGGGCTCGTTCACAGAGATCATCGGCATATACCGAAACGTCCACGCCTCGATCGAGATGGTAATCACGGAGGTCATCAACATCGACGTAGGAATTGGCGCCGGCCACCGACCCCTGATCATCTTGAACCAGGAAGGACATGTCTTCTACCTCTTCGGAGCGTTCTTGTCAGTGCCCCCTGGCATCGTGACGCCGCGAGGACATGGGCGGGGGACCAGCATGTCACTCGCTCGCATCTGTTTTCCGGTAGGTCCCGGTCCGGTTGGGTCATTTGTCGCTTCGTAGACAGGGGTCCCCCGCCACGACTTCCCAACCGGACGGAACCTCACGCAGCCCATTTTAGACCTGGAGTGGAATGGTCGCCGGAGGATCGTTCGCCGGAATGACGAGGGCCACGGCAAGAATGTCGCCGACCGCCCCATCGTGGGTGAGGGCGCCGATCAGACTGGGCACCGGGCGGACGCACGTCGCGGGAATCGCCTCGACGGAAATCTTCCGATTCCCGATACCAGCGCCGGCAATCTTCAAATTGGGAGTGGCGTAAGCAGCACCGACGAAAGCGCCACCTTCCGCCGCAATGAGCGCGGCAAGTCCGTCGCCGATATCGTTCACACCATCTTTTCCGACTCCGACGTACGTGATGTCGAGCGTATCCGGACCGCTGAGGGGGTCCGTCACGGGGTCACGTCCCACCCGGATCCGGTACGCGAACCCCTTGTAGTCGGCAGCGATGGGGTCAGCAGGATCAAAGAAAGTGATATCCGCCGCGTCCCAATCGCCGTCACCATCCTGAGCCGCTTGGGCAACCTCAAGCGCCTGGGCGATGTTGTCCGCGTCGATGACGTGACCAACGAGGCCATTCTTCTTCGGGTTGGCCTTCGCGTTTCCGACGACAAACTTCTGAGCCATGTTGTCTTTCTTTCTTTTTCTTACGGCAGCTTCTTGAGAACGAGCGGGGGCACCACACCCTCGTCGATGAATCCGATCGCCAGAGGATCGCCGCCAGCACCGTCACACACGATCCCACTGACCAGACGGGGAGACTGGTCCACTACCCCAGCAGGGGCATAAATGTCCACCTCGACGATCTGATCACCAAGAGTCTTGGATCCGTCGTCCACCCGGAGAATCCGCAAAATCGGATCATAATCGGAAACATAGTCCCCAGGTCCAATCGCCAGGAACAATGTGACGAGGCCATCACAAACATCCTCAAGGCTGTCGCCAGCCCCGCCGGTATATTGGACAATGTCGGTCGCAGCAACTCCATAGGCAGTAGCAACGCGAACGAAGAAATTCCAATTCTCGTAGTCCGGAACACCGACAAACTGAATGGAGAGGTCGTCGGCCGCCTTCCCTCCGAACACCAGGCTGTCGACAATCCCGCCTCCGGCCAAGGCAATCGCTCCCGACTTCGCCCCTGGAGGAGTGGCGAAGATAGACATGCTCCTGTCACCAAGAACATCCCCGCCGCCAGTAGCAACGACAAGTGACCGTGCCTCGTGATCATAGGCCGCGTTGTCGATCTCGGGGAGCGCGTTCAGGGCAGTCTCAAGACCGACGCCGATCTGTTGAAGAGTGTCAGCAGCCGGACCTCCAAAAACGTACGCCACTCCGGTATAACTCGCGACGAGGTCCGGCTGCGGAATACCAAAGGCCGGAGGAACCGAGACGCGAATCTCGAACTTCCAACCACCGTACCCGTAGAGAGCGGGATCGGCGATGACCTCGGAGGTGATGTCCGTATCGGTCCAATCGGCATCCCCATCGTCCATGACACTGGCGACCTCTCGGGCAGCCGCCTCAGTCGCGGCCGAAACGAGCATGCGCCGAACACGGTTGACAGATCCGGAGCTTTCTGGAATGGAAAGCAGATAGATATTAGACATCGGCTGCAATGCTCCTTTTCGTGAAAACGGGGTAAGGAAAACGGTTGTGCTTTCCTTACCCCATCGATTACCAAATCAGTTCGTAACGCCGGTGAGCTGGCCAATGCCCAGCTCGCTGAAGACTGCAAAGCCGCAGTACCACTTCACTCGGGTAATGGACTCGTCGGCGTCCTCCGCCTCTCCGACCTGCACGACATTGATACCCGCCGCCTTCGAGGCAGTGAGGCCCGCAATGCCGTGGGTCCGGGAGCCGTCGTCGAACGTGCCGGCATAGACCGACGCGGTGTTGGGCGTTCCGCCCTGGACCACGTTCGTCAGGATGTAGTCGTTCCGGAAGATGGGAATCCCGCGGTAGGCAGGAACCTTGTTCCCGGAGGGCAGTTCAACGGTGTCGTTGATCGATGCCCCGCCGAGCGCACGGAGCAGCGCATTGAAGCTCCGCAGCGTCCGGGCGTGCATGAGGATGTAGTCGACCGCCCCATCCTTGTCCGAGATGGTGTCGATCAACGTGTCCAGGTCAACGAACGCCAGAACCTGTCCACCCACGGCCGGAGTGACCTTCTGGCCAGCCGGCATGAGCTTGTCCAGGCCCGAGAACTGGAAATTCGCACCCGTTCCCGTGATGAGCATGGTCTGGAACTGACGGCCCAGGCTCTTCGCCTTCGAGGCGACCTGAACGGCGCGCTGGTCGTTGCCATCGCTGGACCGGGTAGCCTGGATCATGCCGTTCACGTTGGCATCGCCAATGATCGTGGTGAGCATGGAGGTAACCGGAGTGAAGGTGGCCGCATTCTTCGCGGTCTTGCCGGCGGCGACATCGAGCGCATCCGTGATGGCCGTGCCAACGCCCGCCACGCCGACCCCACCCAGCACCAGCTCGCGGTTGTAGGCAAGGGCGTTCCCGTCGATACCATCGAAGGGAAGCATGTCGAACATGCGGTTGACGGTGACGACGTTCTCGATGACACCGGCGACCAGATCGTCCTGGGCCAAGTAGCCGGACATCTGCAGCGTAACAGACGGCATGGACACACCTCCTGAAAGGTTGGTGATTAGAAAGATCCGAAGAAACCTGCCCACAGTTCCCTCGAATCACTCTCAGGAAGGGCACAACAGCCGTCACGCCTTACGGATCACCCGTCTGCGTGTTCGATCTACTTCAAGAATACCACACGAAATCTCCGCCCTTAGATTCCGGCCTTCCGAAGACCAGCGGAGATCCTATCAATGGACGACAACTTCGTCCCAGCAGGGGGGATACGAGCGCCGGTCGACCCTGGAGGCGTGCCGCCGCCGCGAGGAACCTCCGACTTGAAGAGCGGCGCGTACTTGGGATTCCGCTTCATGTCGGCGATCAACTCGGCAGGGGACATGGGCTGCGCCGTCGCGCCGTTGACCCGCTGGGAACCCTCGGCATCCACCACGACCGCTCGGAACCTGCCGTCCTCCTGAGAGGTTCGCATGAATGCCTTCGCGAAGGGCAGCACGAGGTCGGCGTCAACCGACTGATCCCCGATCGCAGACCGGAGAGCGTTGTCAATCAGGATCGACTCGAGCTGCGTGGTCAGATTCTTGATCGTCCCGTCCTTGGTGCCGAGGTCCTTGGCATGGGCCGCCTTGATATCGGCCTTGATCTTCTCCAGATCCAGCTTCGCGTCCTTGCCCTTGGCAAGTTGCTCCTGGAATTCGTCGATCTTCGCCTGGATTCCCGACTTGATCTCCTCGGGAGACGTTCCGAACTCAGTGAGGGGTGACAGGTCCACAGCCCTGCCTTTCAGGTCCGTGGAGATCTTCCGCTCGGCCCTCAGTGCCTTGTTCAGGCCGACGATGGCCTCGACAGCGCCCTTCACGGCACTGTCGTCGCTCCGGAGTTTGAAGACCCCCTTCTCGGCGGGATCCTCGGCGAACAGGGGACGGAACTGGTCGGGAACGATGTTGATGTCCTTGACGACGGCGTTGGTTTCGAAATCGAAGGCCATGTTTCTCCTTGACTGAAATCACTTCAGCCAGCCGGGGGGTCACCCCGCCAGCAGGATAGTTGAGAGAACGGTAACACTCCGGGAGTTGTTGTGCTTATTTCTTGTGCACGTCCACCTCCCTGTGTCCCTGATGCTTGAAGTACTCCACCTGCCGCTCATGGTTCTTGGCGGCCTCCTTCGAGTCGAAAGTCCCCAGGTTCTTCTGGCCATCCTTCGACATTAGGCGCCACTTGTTCTCGCCGGGCAGTTTATGGATCATATCTTCCACTCCAAAAAAGCTCTTAGACGTTCCGGTGGAGAGCAATAGCCGAGGTAGGTGATGAACTGACCATGGACCCGGCCCCATCCCATGACCCCGGCCAGGTACCACACCCCATCCTTCTCGACCATCATTCCGCCCCCGGAATTTCCCGGGAAGGCATCCGCGGACATTCCGACATACGGACGATACTCAGGGCCTTCCACGCTCAGGGCCGTGATGTGGCCTTTGGTCGCGACGGGATTGATCAACATCGGACAACCGACGAGATATACGTCCTGGAAGAGCCGGACACTTCCCTGGTACAGGGGAGCCACAACAGCCGACGGCTGATAGTCGATGTGAATGGCCGCGAGATCCTCCCCAGCATCCAGGTCGACAACGCACCCTTCGACGGAGACAGTCCCCATGACCTGACCGACATCGTCGTACTCGAATAAATCGACCCGGATGCAGTCGCCCTCCACCTCGCGCAGAACATGCGCCGCTGTAAGAATAAAAGTTCCCTTCTCTGGATACGAAAGTATGACGGTACCCGCTCCCCCGCCTCCGT